CCGTCCGGGTTGCACGCAATGAACAGTTGCGTGCCGTTGTCCACCATGCTCACCGGCCCGGTGCCGGTTACATTGCCTAAATTTGTAGCAACGTAATTTGAATCAATCTTGTACAGTTCTGTGTCGGACACGGCATATGAATAACCGTTGTACTGCCACAAGCCGCGGATCGGCCCGCTGCCGACCGTCGTCTGAACCACCAGTCCGGGGCAGCGCGACAGGAACCCGCCTTCCTTCCCGCCGCTGCCTTCCGGCACGGCCTCTGGGAACAGGTTGACCAGACGGTTGTCGGCTGCGTTGATTGACCGAGCGACATAGGCGCCGCCAAGGATGGGCGTTTTCAATTAAAAGTTCCCGCTGAACACGTTGAACCGTTGGCGGGTTGCCACAATGCTGTACGGCAAGCTCATCACGTCGTCGGGGTTGTTGATCCGCTTAATGTTGCGCTTGGAGGACATGGCGATCCGCTGCACCTGGGGCGGCGGCTCCACGCCAAACTCGGCGGCAATCTCAGCCGCCAGATTGAACCGGAAGGCTCGCAGATAGCCCGGCGGGACCACCAGCGTGGTGGCGAGCAGCGCCGGCTGCGTAAGCTCCGTGACGCTTATGATGTGCCATTGCAGCGCCTTGGACGGCACGGGGTACACAGTCATCTCTATGTCCGACATTTTCATGTTGACAAACATGACTTGCGGGTAAGTGCTGGTCACCGTCTTGACCGCGATGCCGTTGTACTGCTGCTGGTTTATCATCTTGATGCCGAAACTGATGTTGTTGCTGGTATCGACAAAATAGGTTGAGTCGTCCACCAGCACGGGCCTGTTGCCCACAAAATTACCCGTTGGCCCGAGAGTGCGCGTTGCGGTATTGGCGGGCCAAGTGAACACCTGATCTTGAGTCGAGAAGACCGACAGGCGCTCGGACGACCAACTGTCGAGCATCTGATTCAGCGCCATCAGCGCATCCGCTGAAGTGTTTGCCGAGGGCGTTTCGCCTTCAGCCAATTGACCGATGAGCCGCAAGGCTCCGTTGATCTGGTCTCCCGCCGATGTCGTCACTCTACCAGCTCCTTACGCGGGCGACCGCGAGGTCGGATCAATTCATTGACCACGGGCGTAAGCAGCGCACCCGCGTCATACCGTTCCCAACCGTTCTTCTCATCGTACGCGGCCTCGGCCTCTGCAATGGCGACCTTGTTGCCGTGTTCAGGATGCCGCAAGTAGATGACCATGATAGCCCTTAAAAACCCGCCCCCCGGCGGTATTGCCAGAGGGCGGTAGTGCTTACGCTATCCGATAGACCGAGTACGCCGCGGTGCCGGTTTTGCGGAACAGGAACTGAGCCGCGCCACCCACACCCGCCGCGCTGCCGGTGATAGCCACAACGAGGTTACCCACGGCAGTAATGCCGGTGCCAACCGCTATCGTGACAAGACCGGTGCTGGTGCCAATGTTGATAACCCGCAGCGTGAAGGTGCTGTTGGTTTTCATGTTGGTCATTACTGCGTCAATCGCCGTCGCCGTAGGCAGGGTCAGGGTTGAGGCCGTGGTGGTCGGATCAACCACCAAGAGACCGCCCAGGGTTTGTGCGACCGTCAGAGTTGCGGTTGACGTTGCCGTTTGGGGCGCTGCTTGGACGTCAATTTCCAATTCATTCGTATTGCCATCAGTAAACTGATAGCCACCACCAACAGATGCGAGAGCCATGATTGTTTCTCCTAAAGTGTTAAGTTGCCCCCGCGGTTAGCGCGGGAGCAGTTTGGTTAGCCCCAGATCCGGCAGGCCATCGGCGGGCGAATGGTATTGAAACCGTACAGCACATCGACACGGCAAGGCATACGGTCGTTGTTGATGTCGTACTGACGCACGATCCGCATGGAGATGCCGTTATGGACTTGGCGCGAGGCCATGTCCACGCCCTGCGGCAGCAGAAGGTCAGCCGTCGCCAACGTGATCGCATTCTTGTGATAGACCAAGTTCTGCGGAAACACGGTGGACGCGGCGCCGACAAAAGTCACGGCAGCGTTGTTGGCGGGGAATGCGTCGATGGTCGCCAGCGCATTTGCAGCGGTATACATGGGCGGCGAGATAGCCATGTTCACCATGTCGCCACCGGACGCCGTTTGTGCTGCGGTCACCACAAACTGCTGCAGGCTCCCGGTGCTAAGACGGGTTTGCGGGTTGACCGCATACACGCCTGCCATCGTGAACACATCACCCACAGTAACTGTGGTGGATGAGGTCAAACCGTCAAGGGTAATGGTGGCTTGACCTTGGGCGCTAACCGTTTCGTTGACCAGAATGGTCCCCGCACGACTGCCCGTGGTGTGGTTGACGATCGACTGCGACATGTTTATTTCGTCGTAACCCAAAACACCTTCGCCCATCATGCCGGTCTTGAACTGGCGGGAAATCGTACCCGTCGGGTTGAAGAAACCGCTCAGGCCGTTCACCAGTCCCGCATTGGCCGCAGGATTCACGGTTGCGTAACGCGGTGACATAGGCGCCGCCGACTCGTTCAGCTTCTGTTGCGCTTGAAGCAGAACCAGCGCGGTGGCCGGCGTGGTGCCAGGCGTACCTACGGTGTTGAAAATGGACTTGTACGCATTCGCCACGTCAGCGTCAACACTCGACGCCAGTTGGCTGATACGCGGCTTGAGAACACGTTCCGCAAAGTCGTCCAACTGCATGGTCAGCTCGGCAGAGGTGAAGTTGATGCCTATATGCTTCTGGCTGGACACGGTGAGGGTCGTGAACTGCTCGTTGTCGTCCTGCACTTGCAGGGCGGCACCGTCAGTCACCAGCGCACGATCCGGCAAGCGGACACGCAGCGTGGCGCCAATCTTTGCACCTTCGACAGCAAAGCTGTCGTCGTACTCTTTGTTGACGTTGCGGGAGATGACCAGGTTGTTCTCGAGGATCTCGAGAGACTTCCTGGTTATCATATCAATTGTAAGCAGGCTATTTGCCATGAAAAACTCCTAAAAGTATTTAGCGGTTCCTCGCTTCCTGCTTTTTCACTTGTCTTGCTCTTTCAGCTTCGATCCATTGACTTGTGGTCATTGTTTTGATTGACCGTGGGTCTGTGGTGTCGTAGCCGCCGGAATGACCCCCGCGGGCAGTAACTGGTGAAATCGGCGCAGGTGCGCTAGATGTTTGTTTCGTAATCGGTGTAGAAGCGATCTTTGCTTCCAGTTTTCCTATCTCTTTAGCCTGCAAAAACGGGTCGGAAAGTCGGGCTATGCGGTCAGCTTCCTTGGGGTTCGTGCCGAGATAATATGCAATATCAGGGCCGTTATCCGAGGCTTGAATCGTCTGGGCCATCACTTGAGTAATTGGCAGCTTGGGGTTGTACGCGACTTGTTCAAAGTCCTCGTACTTGCTCCGTGCGTCCTCTTCCTTGTCGTGATAGTTACCCAGAAACTCTTGTTGCTGTTTCGCGTATTGTTGCTGCTGGACAATCTGCTGCGCCTTGGAAGTCGTCAAGGCTTCGACGTATTCCTCGGTCGTCGTAAACTGTTCCGGCTTGACATGCTCCACAGGGACGGGCTTTGGTGCTTCGGCCTGCCTTGCTTCGCGTTCCCACTTTCGTTGCTCTCTTGCAAGCCTCTTGCCGATGGCAGCGTCCAGATCCTCTTGGCTGAATAGCTTCGATTCCTTGACCTCACCTTCGGGTGCTGCTTCCGGCGCTGCTACTTCTGGGGCAGGCGCTGCCGTAGCGTCCTGTTCCGGCGCGGGTTGCTCCGCTATCACTTCTTCAGACATGGCTCGATTCCTGAGAATCCCTAGAGTGCCGCCCTAGTACGGTTTTTATCAATAGTATTCGTCAACGCAGATGAATCCGCTTCCACCGACGGCACCCGCGCCGCCATTGGTTCCCGCTGCCCCGGCAGTCCCGCCCGCGCCCACGGTGTAGGTGTACGTTGCAGCAGGAGTGGAAATAGTGATCTCGGCGTACTCGCCTTCGCCACCGCCCCCTGCAATTCCAACCGCAGACGCATTAGCAAACGCGACGTTATTCGTTGGTGCTCCACCGCTCGCGCCGCCGCCGCTGTTGGCAACGCCGATGTTTCCCGCGCCAGACGAAACGGCTGCGCTCGACGTTTTTCCACCGCCAGTCCCGCCACCCGCACCGCCAAAGACGTTGACGTTTGTTGCTGTCGCGTAATAGGAGTGGGCTGGAGAGCCGGGAGCACCGGAAATACGCAAGGAGGCAGTACCCGATCCCGCTGTTCCTCCTGCGCCGCCCACCAGGGCCGCCGCCCCGCTTCCAAAGGCACTAGCCGCGCCACCGTTGGCGTTGATACTGTTAAATGTTGTCGTTCCTCCTGTACCGCCAGAGGTTGCGTTGTTGGACGAATCGGCCCCACCCGCAGACCCACCGCCGCCACCCTTTATCCGCACCACAATCCTGCGGCAGTTGGCGGGAGTGGTGTATGTAGCAGCAGTCCCGGTCAGGAAGACCTGTCGAGTGGCAATAGCGAGGGTAGAAGTTCCTCCCGATCCTGTGACTGTGGAGCTAAATGTCCCCGTCGTTCCCGCAACGGGCGACGTTCCGTATGCCAAGATGTTTGCGGGCGTGATGCTGAAGTTGGCCCCCGCCCGCGCAATCGGGATAAGGTCCGTTGCCTGTGCGGGTGCGCCCGCTGCTAGTCCTGAGATCTTGGTATCGGCCACGTTGTTTCTCCTTACGCTTCAAGCAATATGGTACTCACCCCATCCTCGAGCAGGATGAAGCTAGAGTCTTCCAACAAAAGATCCCCGCCGGGGTGAACGGCGTCCGGTCTCGATTTACGAAACCAGCTCATCACCCGCGTTGCGTTGAGGACTATCAATTGAAGGGCTTCGTGTAGACGATGCCGCCCGCGCTGATCTGGATAGCCGACACGCGGAAGGGCGCACCGCTGCCCGCGGGGA